GAAACTTTTTTTCGTCTTTATAGCAAAGATCTCCCATTTTTAATACGTAGCCACAAACAGATGTCATCTGTATTGTCTCTAGTGTATTTTCTGTGAGATGAATGCCGCCCTTTGTTTTTCTAGCACCAGCATGCATTAGAACTAATATTCTATATCCTGTTGGATTAGGTAATTGGTCTAGTGCTGATTCTTGAAAATTTTCTGGAGTTAAAGATGTTTCTTTAACTTCTTTTTCTTTGTAGGAATCTAAAAGTGCCTCTTTATGTTTAGGTACTTCCAGACTTGGTGTCTTTGTCGTCATCGAATAGCTCCTGTTTTTTCTGCAGGTCAGTGAGATCCTGTAGCAGGGTTTCAAGGCCCTGAATTTTTCCTCTAATATACAAGACATCCTCCCACTTGTCTACACTGTAGACCAGAGCTTCTTTTAGACGTTCTACTGATTTGTTTATTTGATTTCTTATGTATTTAAAGCTTTCGTAATCTATCATTCAATTACTTTTTTATCTCTCTTAATATGACCTAAAACAGTGCCTTTATGTTCACCTTCTTTTAAGGTATATCCAGAAGTTCCATTACCGTTAATTTCTACTTCTTTACGGCTTCTTAATAAAATATTGTTTTTTTCTTGAATTTTTTTTGCAATAAAATTATTTGCAATTAAATCTTTTAATCTTTCAATCATGTTAAAATTTTTTTTCTATTTTTAATAAAGTTATATTATCTATATAAGGAGAATCTACATTATTGCAGTTATAAAGCAATAATAACAACAATAGGTACTTCACTAACCGTTTTCTTGCTCTTTTGGTTGTGGTTTATTAGCCATTGTTCGTGCAACTGATTCCGCACTCCTGCCCACGACATACCCTCCGAGACCAATCTGCAAAAGGGTCCATACGTCTCCTGGAAGAGTTATAGTTATAGAAGCTTTAAAGAAAAATAAGATTACTGGTCCTAAAACATAATTCCATATTAATATAAATATTAATACGTACATCAGTAAAGGTCTCCAACTTGCTGAAAACCAACCAGCTTTTGCTTCAGCTTCAACTATCTTAGCTGCAGCTTGTAATTCTGCTGTATTAGATTGCAATAGTTGTGTTTGTAATTGTGCTTTTAATTTTTCTTGTAAATCTTTATCAGGTACAGATTTTTCAATCGTATTAAAAAGAATTTTAGCTAATGGTGCAACAGCACCTAACATTTGTATCATTGTTGATCCTTATATTCATTTAAATAATTCATATACTTATCATATAGCTCTTTATTTTCTAACACATGTAACTGTGAATTGCAATTAGTGCATAGTAAAGCTCTAACTTTACCAGTTTTATGGTCATGATCTACAACTAATTTATGTTTAAAATCGTCAGCATGCCTTTTACAAATCTTGCATTTATAATCTTGTTCACGATGCATGGATAAATAATCTTCATAAACAATTCCATATTTACATTTTATCCAAGATTTTTTTACAACTAATCTTCTCTTTTCAGCATTTAATTTGTTATGTTTAGCTACTTTTTCTTTTATAAGCTCTGCATTATTTTTATAATAAATTTGTTTTCTTAATCTTTCTTTTTCTTTAAATTTAAACAGCTCTAAAGAATTACTTTTTTCTAACATTAAGTTTTTTTAATTTAGATTTTTTTAGTTTAAGTTTTTTTAACTTTAATCCTTGAGAAGCCGGTCCTTTTAATGGTGGAATACCAAATCTTTTACCTATCACCAGAACCTCTAGGCTTATTAACTTTCATTGCAGTAGATTGCATTGATACAGCTAATCTTTGAGCTTGTAAATCTCGTTGTTGTTGTAATTTTTCTTCATCTGAATCTAATCTATCTTCAAATTGATTTTGTTGTTGGTCTAATTTTTCAGCATCGTATTGAGATCGTCTTTGAATATCCATAGCTTTTAAATCTAACTCTCTTTGTTTTAAAGCAACTAATGGATCTTGTTGAGAAGTTGCTGATTCCTCTTGAATAAGGGACATTGTTAATTCATTAACTCTTTTTGCAATTAAAGCATCTGCTTCTATTCTAAAAGCATCTGGATTAGCTTGTTCCATTTCAGCATATTTAGGATCTTGCTTCATTGCAACATAAACTTCCATAGTAGCTTTCAAAGATATGTGTTCTGACATGTGTCCTTGAAACAAAGCATACACAGGTGGATTAATTTGTACCATTCTACTCTGCATAAACATTTTATGAGCCATAATATGTGCATCATGATCTTGTTCAGCAAAAGCTTTTGGCATTTTCATCTGTAATCCTTCCATATTTTCAATTGCTGGGTCTTTTGGAAATGGTTTTTCTGGTCTTAACAAAATTTCATCAATATTTTTTGTTCCAAGTGCAGAATATACACGTCTATATGCTTCATAAACGTTATGAATTTGCGGATTTGTCTGTGCAATCTGCAATTGTGTCTGCGCAAGTGTAATTCTTTGTGCCATTGAGAAAATATTTGGATCTGCAACTGGCAAAATATCTACTCTGTCATCAAAATCTGTTACTTTTACTGTTCTTTCACCACCATAAACATCATAAGGATATATTGGAGGTAAATATTCTGCAAAAACTCGTGACAAAATCTTAAATTCTTGCTTCATTGCGTAATAAATTCGTTTATGAATTGCTGACATCACTCTTGCACCACGTTCTAGTAATGCAATAGTTGTTCCAACTGCCGCTCCTTGATTACCATCACCCACTTGCATACTTGCAATACCCGCGAAACGCTGACCAGCTTCAACACAGAAGCCCATTAATTGATACAAAGTAGCGCTTGGTTCTTTAAAAGGTAATAATTGAAATTGATCTCTAATATTTCCTCCTGGTGCATCTACATCTCTAAATTCACCTGGTTGAATTGGTTGTTCATCATCTCTAATTCTCATTCCTCTAGATTTAAATCCAGCAGGTAAGTTAGCTAAAGTTCCTGCATCTAATAATTGTCTTAGTGCAGAAGTCGCTGCAGTAGATAAACCACCTATCATATGAATTAAACCAAAACCATAAAAACCTAGTCCTGGTAAAAATTTATAATGTACAAAGTAATTTATCTTTCTAGCTTTAGGATCATCTTTTTTGTAATTTCTGTATATAGATAAAATCTCTTGTGAAGTTTCATCTATTGTAACTATGTATGGTATTTTTACATTATCTTCATCTTCAATATCTAAATCAACATGCATTTCTAAAACAGAATAAGTATCTTCATTTTCTGCTCCTTTAGAAACACCTTCTAGTTCATTATATTTTTTCTTAATATCAGATGTATTATCTTGTGGTGTATTTAATTCTATGTCTCTGTAAAAACCAGCAACTTGTTTTTTCTTAATCTCATTCTCAGTCATTCTAATGATATGAGTTATTCTTTCACAATCTCTTATGTCAGTTGCATAATAAGGTATTACTAAATCTTCAGCTGGTATAAACTTAGAAACAGCTCTTTCTAAAACTTCATCGTAATAAATTTTTTTAAATGCAGATCCTGCTAATGGTAAATAAAATAATAATTGATCAAACTCTGGAGTGTATTCATCCATTCTTTCCATCAACATATAATTCATAAAATCAGAAACTCTAGCTGCTTGATCTTCTCTTTCTTGATTTTGAACACCAATGATTTGAGTTCTTACTGGTCCTTCAGATGGTAATAATTCTTTGTAAGCTTGTGCTTGAAATTGTGTTACAGCTTCAGCAAGTAAAGGATGTGTTACTCCTGATGCTCCTTGGAACGGTCTTGTTTGTAATGTGTATTTAAATCCTAATAAATCTAAACCCTTAGTATAACTTTGTTCCCAATCTTCTCTTGTTAGTTTGTCATTTTTAAAATCAGAAATTAATTGATTAGCAAGATCTTGTAGATCTCTTTCATCCATTTCTTCTGCAATGTTTTTATTAAAATCGTCTTCTACTTGTTCTTCAACAAGAGGTTCTTCTCCCTCAACAACAACATTAATATCGTTAGCTGAACCAACTGGAGCTTCTCTATCTGTTACGTTTAAATCTTCTATTTGCTCGTTTGGAATTTCGTTTTCAATAGCCATAGTTATAAGTTTATATTATATTAAAGGTGCTTTAAAGATATCTTCTATCAGACCACCGGTATGTTTGTAAAGTTTAAAAGGTTTATTAGCCATATCAGGTGTTACTCTTAAAGCATACATTAAATCATACAATTCTGGGCTATCTTTAGGAATAAACTCTATTTTACCACCTTCTCCATAACCGCTTAAAAAAGCTTTTGCATCTTGTTCGTTTTTAAAAGCAGCAACATGATGATTTACTTTAAATTCTTCTAATTCTTTAGCATTATCAAACTTATCTGGGTTTTTATCAAATCTTTTTACTTTCTTTACTTGAACTACTTTAAATGGACTTTCAGGATCTGATTTAGACACCTGTATAGTTTTAGCTTCTGTTCTATATTGATTAGCTAATTTTCTCATTGATTCTGGAACTATAGCTTCTCCTTTTTTAGCAACTCCTTTACCATTTGCATATCCATAAACTAATTCATTACCAGGAATAGCTCCTTTACCTCTACTAATATAATTAACAGGGACAACGGATACATATTGATTTCCTTGTTCTGCTGCTCTTCTTGCAATAGTTTTAACTGCATAATCTGTATACTGTTTAGTATCAAACATAGGTAAATAATCTGCTCCAGACATTTCGTTTTGTGGAGATAATCCTTTTCTTATTATAGTATCTTCTTGTAATAATTTATTTAATTGATAACCTTCTTCCTCTGTTCTATACATTCCTTTTTTTAAAATTTCATCTATTTTATTTCTTACAGATTCTTTAGGTTTAAGTAATAAGCCAGCTTGTGCTTCTTT